CCGCCATCTCTATCATCGCCATCGGCGCACGAGCATGCTCGTGTTCCGACTCGTGTAAGTACTGGCCGAAAAGACACTACAGTCCCGTAAAGGGGAAATGGGTAACTTACGAAACCCATTACTGTCAATGTCGATGTACTGGTCCGAGCATTTAGCGTGAGATGAGTGTGCTGCTTCAGTAAAGTACCGAAGTAACATGACCCAACCACCTAAATGTTTGGTAACCACGGGACTAGATAGGTCGAAGACGTAATATTGGTGCTTCTGAAGCGCCTTATTCCATCGACGACGTATCTTGTTCGTACAATCGTGTACGACTCTGAGACTAGGAAATGTCTTTTGTGACATTTCGTCGTCAGGGATACTTCCGTAAACACGGAGTAACTGCCCTACAATCAAATTGTAGGCGGAGTAGTACCGTCTATCGTAGAGACTATTTGCATAGTCAATCCAAGCTACGTAGACGCCAGGGCTGCGTAATGACGACCAGACGGTCTTAAACTTGACCGGTGTAACATCGATGCCATTGAAGGCATCCATGCCACAGGACTCTCGGAAGAGTCCACTAGTGCAACTCTTGTCGCGGTTTACTTTTAAACCAAACGATTCGAGCTGTTCGATTGCGTTCAAGGCGTAAGCCTGTGGAACAATCACGTCATCACCATACACATGAAGACTCTCACGAGTCTCCGTGTCAGGTGCACCAGCGGCGAGAATAGCCCAGGTTGTGAGCGCCAATATAGGGAAGCATAAACCACTTCCCATTGGAGCAAACTTCCTGAGTGCGAGTTCTCGTCCGTCAGGTAACACAGTAGATGAACTCCTACAACACTCAAAGTACCTGCAAAGGTGCTCTGGGTATAGTAAGCGAACTAGATCAACGCTTACTCGATCACTGGCCTCGTTAAGGTCCAGTGTCGCATACCGAAGGCATTTTGACCCGTGAAGGGCCGCAATGCGGTTCGGGGTTTGATCTGTAAAGAATACAGCCTCTCGAGTGAGAGGATGTGATTCAATACAACTCACCAAGGCCTTCATCAGAGCTTGTTGAATCCATTGTTTATCAACGGGTTCACAAGAGATGAGACGGGGCCCACGAGAGTCTTTCGGGACGAGTATGACTCGAGCCGGAAGATCCTCTTGGCATACATTCGAAAATGTAGGCCAACTATCGCAGACGTGTCCCATAGATGAACAAAAATATTCATCGAAAGGATAGAGGTCTGTGATCTTCGCCGAGACGTTTGTCCAAAGGAACTTGGACCAGGCCTGTTGTCTTGTCGAGACAGCACCTGGGCCATGCCTAGGATAAACGTCTTTCGGATCAAAGTTAGCAAGAACCCTCGCAATGAGGGACCTTGCTACTCGCGCAACCTCAGGAATTGTACCGCCCTGTAAAGGGTGGATATTATTTCTGAGGAGTGTGTCAACAGATGTTCGAATTTCTTCGAACATCGGGGACATGGCTTGAAGTTCCTCTTCAGTTTTTTCAAACTTTTTGAGGACTTGTTGTTCTTGTTCTTTCTCATAGGGTAATTCATATTTCGCAAAGGCGAAACAAATTTGCCTTATGTGACTGACACTCTGTTCACATGGTTGTGAAAGAAGTGTCCCGTCTGGTGATAATACAGTATTGAAGAGCTCTCCGAGAAACCTCGGGAGTTTACTATTGGGAAGGGACTTAAAGTCCCATTCAATAGAGTTCAATGCCATATTACCAGAGAGAGCTTTGTCAAAAGCTCTCCCTAGACGGGGCAAGGTTTTCGTGAGAAAACCTATTCCTTCCGATCGGGTCCTACTAATGACCTTTTTCAAGGTCAACCGTAGGGCCTTAGTGTTGAACACCAATCCATGTCGTTCATGAACGTCATGGAGTAGTGCAGCGATGAGGTTAACTTCATCTACGCTTTTCTTGGAGGCCATAGGGCGTTCCTCGTAGAGCATGCAATACACCATGATTCCGTCACGACTCAAACAAACATCGAACTATGAGTGCTAACTCACAGCCCAATACTCTGATACTTCCTAGCGTGCCAAATGGCGATTTAAATGGAGTTCAAACCATTTTTGTCGCTTGTGCATACTGGGACGACGCAGAGAAGGAATACCTAACACCTCACGTACCACTGTCAGAAGGATCAGTTGTGAAGCTTGCACGCGTTACAATACGCGGCAAGTTCTCCCTGAGCTTTATGTCAGACGGCACCGCATATACCCTCCTCGTATAAACGAGAAAGGGTATTCCGGTAACCGAACTCCTAATCGACTCTCGTCGAAGAGGAAGTTGGTAGCGTGGGTGCTAAGTACTCCGTTAGTCCGAGACACGACAACCTGTTGCATTGAAGGAAGAGTTTTAATGCCTTCATAACCTAAACCATCGGGGTATACACAAAGCCCTCAAAAGTGACGGGCTCGATATATACTTCCTTGGTGTCTACTAGAGTAATGCTGTACCCGTCCTTCTTGGACGAGGCCCATACACTACTCAGGTAGAGCATCGACACCATGCGGCGCGAGCCGCGGCGGTGACGATATTGGTTAGCGTTCATTACTGACTCCACGTTGAAACTCATGATCCTTTGTCCAGATGCCGACATATAATTGTCGTCCATATGGGCCAGGGTTCCTGAATTTGTGTAGAGAAACTCAACAACGTCCCCAAGCTCTAACCCGGTTAAGGGTAAGAACCAAGGGTCGCCACTGAAATCTCTCCAATGGAGAATCCTTGTGTCGGCTGTAGAGCCGATTTCGAGGTTCCATTTCATAAGAGCAGGACTTAATGCTAGCAACAAGTCGTTGCGCAGTAAAGAGCGTCCGTTGACTGGTCTAAAGAGACCCGTTCAACAGCGCAGTAGCGCCAGACCCCGTGCCATCGTAAAGAATCGTAGTCGAAGCCCCGGCACTTGCCAGGAACGACATCAGATTCGCGATGACATGGGTTGGTTCGGTCATAGCGGCGATGGCTCCCACTGGGATGTCCATCACACAATATGCCGAAATGGTCACAGGAGTGATACTGTCAACGGTACTTACGATGGTTTTATCCACCCTAACTACCGAGCGGCGTCGCTTCTTAAACCCCGTACCATTCTCACTATGTTGAATAGAGAGACGGTGCGGCAATGACGGGAGTTCGCTTATAAGGGCGAAAACCGTCGATCTGTCGTTAACCGACAAGCGGGTGAACTCTTGTTCAGCGTTTGCCGAATTCTTTACTTCGTTTGTGTTAAGTGTATTGTTTAACATGCTTGTTGAACAGTAGGATCACTGTCAGGATCTGCCTTTAACAGCAGGTTTTCTGCGGTACTTACGCGCAATTACGAGCGCAGCACCTAGACTAAACTCGGTGGGAGTCAGCCCGCTCGATATTATCGAGCTAGTACTCGGCTGTTCAGTGAAACGGCGGTATGCTGTTTCAGTGACGACCGGGAGTGCTATCCGTGCATCCGATACCGGATAAGAAGGATGTAGCCTAAACGTGTTTTTCCACGTATAGACCTTCCGACTTCTCTTGATCGAACACAGGTAGCGCCGTATGTTTATCTTCGGTTCCAGGTTCAGTACTTTGTGACTGTCGAGCCAACGGCTTACGCCGAAGACCCAGTCAATCACAAAGGTCCATTTAACTGCGTTCCAGATGATCGCGGGGTTTAAATTTAACCCGAGACTATCAAGGAGACCCAGTAATTGAGCATGCTCAATTTGGTAACGAGTAAAATTGTAATTGTACTCGATCTGTGCATGGAATAAAGAAGGATCATGAAGCGCCAAGCGGCTCAGATATAGGCCAAAGTACGGTATGAACGCAGCGGGGATGGTATCCCCAGTGCGCCATAGTAAGTACCCGTCCGATATGTCTGAAACGTTTTGGAACTCTGTAACAGGACAAGAGAAATGTCTCACCTGTACCCTTCCCGAACGAGTCACGAGCGCATTAACTTGGCGCTCGAGACGTGACAGAGCGGTACCAATCCCGCTAATGTCTGATAACAGAGGCAGTATGTTAAACTTCGCTTGAAGATAACCATCTGCTGTACTGTGGAGAGCCTGTCGTAACGTCTTCGTCCTCCATGGAACCGAACTAAGGTCCCATCGCCGGATAGTAGACTGTATATTACGCAGGGTGCGGGGCAGAGAAGCAAAATCCCTCAGTTCGATAACTGAGTTGACGGTGCTTAACTCTGCCTTAATCGACGGCAGCATCGCTCTTAAAGAGCGATCCCGCAATTGATTAATCTCAGTAGGTGCTGGTATAGTACTAGCATCCGTGAGACTCGTAATGAATGGGGGTAACCCTGAAAGGGGTAACCCCGGTTCTCCAAACGGAGTCGCGCCGGTGCCATTGGCATTGTAGCCAGTGACACCAACACGCCCAGCTCTGTGTTGGCCAAGAAACCAGTGAGGTTCGTACTCAAAGGCTCTCAGTTTGACAGTAACAGGTGCAATAGGAGGAGTCGGATCACGAAATGCCTTGTAATGGGCAAACGCTTTCCATTCCTTTCTACCACCCGTGCTATTAGGAGTGTAAGACTCGCGCAGAAATTCGAAGAATTCTGGCTTTATCTTACTCTCCCAAGCGGGCGAATTATGTGCATCTCCTAGCCAGCACGAGGTACCAACCTCGTCGCCTTCGAAGAGACTCACTTGAGTTCGCGATACCGTATTCATACGACTGGATTGTTGAAGTTTTCAACATTAAGGGTGGCATCCAACAGGGGTG